GTTCCTTGGAAAGACCTAGTGCCTTGTCTGTCAGTGTGACTAGGTCGCCGACTTCAAGGCGACAGAAAGCCCAATCCAGTTTAAAAGTAAATTTGTTTCGCCCGTACTGTGCATCACGAGCGAGCCGTTCTGCTAGTTTCACGGCCCGTTCTTTGGTATAAAACCAATGCGCTGAAGTTGTGCTTGCCTGCCTTAATCCATAATCAGCAATGTCTTCAGACAGTTCATAGGCCACGATTTCCTTTTCATAGGAATTTTTGCGGCTCACAAATTCCACTGGAAAGCGATTAAAGATTTCACTGCTGTCTTTTCTTTGGCACGTCACAAGGGCACCATTCTGGGGAAGGAAGTCGTCCGCTGTAAGGTCATAAAGGATCTTCTTGTTCGGTTTCCACCCATTGATGGCTCGGTCTTCTTTGACAACAATCTTGAAACGGTCATTAGACCAGAACATATAGGCGTTAGTGAGTGTAGCAAGCTCATTGATAATGTCGTGAGCGCTCTTTGCACTCGTATCATCCATGGGACTAGAGACCAATAGGTCTGCCACATTGCAATAACGCCGATATTCATCCAGCCCGTCGATTTCCACGTCTTTCAATCCGATTTTATCCAGAATGTAGCGTATTACGTCGGCAGGGTTTGCATCAATGCCGTCGCCGCTGCTAAGCAGTTTTCCGCATATTTCAAAGTTGTAATTCGGAAGACTGCCACTATCGCCAAGGTCAATGACGCCAGCCATATAGGCTAGGCCATTATAGGTCAGAGCCTTTTCAGGATGCTTCCCTTGGACATATGGCCAAGGTGTCTTTTGGTCGCCCTTAAAAAGCGTCATTTGAATTTTTTCGTGAGGGTATTCATAGACGTCCTTCCCAATCCAGACACGTTTCACCCTCTGAATCGGGCCCTCACAGAGTCCCATAATCACAGCAACGGTGTAGGTATAAGTAATGGAAACAGACTTACTCTTTCCGCCTTTACCGGTCCGCTGCGTTTCGCGGTGTTCGTGAGCGGTGAAATCGTCATAGTAAAGCACGTTACCAGAAAGCCTCGTTGTTCCAAGGACCTCTGGGACAGCGCTTCCGTATTCAGCCGTCGCAACCGTGAAATCAGAGATTTTGTTTGCCCTCGTAGTTACAGTTCTTCCCCTGAAAAATCCCATTACCTCACCTCCTTATATTTGTTAGGACTAAATCTGTAGATACCTCGCAGTCTGCTCTCTCCTTTTGCGTCCAAAAGCATACTATCATTGATGCTGGAAAGGATCACTCCAGTGTCAACGTAGGCGTGGCAAATAGTGCCGTTTCCAACATAGACAGCGCCATGACTGATGCAACGGCCGAATTGATAGAGCAGAAAGTCGCCACGCTCCATAGTCTCCACCTTGTCACAATAGGTTTCGACGTAGGACTTGAACCATTCTTTCCCGTGGCTCAAATGCCACATATTGCTATAAGGCTTAACAGGGATTCCATTTGGAGCAATAGCCCCAGCATCTTCCAGGGAAGCGATAAGCAGCATGCCGCAATCAACGCCATGGCCTCGACTCTTGGCCATATTGACGTGAGGCGTTCCAAGCCATTTTAGAGATGCTGCAGCAATTTTGTTCCCAAGATTACTCATAGGAGCATCTCCTTTCTTGGAATAAACGGCGCAATCACGGCATTTGCATCCACGCCGCCAGCTGTGACTTTTCCGTCCGTGCTTGTAAAGCTGCCTTGCGGATAATATTTTCGAACAGGGAAGTCCATGTTGAGGCCGCTCGTTTCAGCCTTGATGGAGAGCTGCAGAGCAAGCCCTCCAGCCTTCTTGATTTCCACCTCCCCCGTAAATAGGCTAATGGCTCCAATGGTCATGGAGTCCTTGAAAAAGCAGCGTTTGAGGGACAATCTGGCCCTGTCAAGGGTTCCATCAAGGGCCGCTTTCATGACCGGCTTAGATGCAATCATATCGGAGTCCGAGCAGTAAATGGTCACGGTCAGAGAGTCGACACAAACCTGGCTGTTCAGCTTAATCTGGTCCCGTTTCCACATCAATATGTCGTGGCGATAAACATGGCCGTTGTGAGTAATGTTGACGTCGGCGTCTGTATAGTAATACGCGTTTCCATTAGCCAGGGTTAGCTGGTATAAGTCGCAGGATTGAATCATCTTTTCCTGGTTTAAATAAGTTTCCAGGGCTTTTTCCACGGCCTTCATCTGACCACCTCCATCTTGAAGGAATCAGAGGTATTGAGATCATCAAAAATCCGTGTGATTCCCATGCCATCATCCTTGAACCGGACTTTCCACCAATAGGTGTAGCTGGCGGTCACAATATCACCGCCGGCTGGTGGAACGGAGAAAATGATGAGCCCATTACTGATAGAATAACCGTCCTCTTTCAAAGCTCCATTTACCTTCACAGAGACGTCCTCAATGTAATCGGCTGGTTCTATATAGGACCCAATCTTTCTCACTGCCTGATAGCGTCCAGGAGCGACCATAGGGAGCTGAATTTCTTCTTCGTGGCACTTTGTATGATCAAGCCACAAAAAAGGCTCATACGCCCCTTTTACGAGAGCGACAAATCCCATCAGCTCATCGGCCATTTCGTTGCTCATAAATCCGACGCTTTCCGTGATCACCCAGCCCGGATAAAGCTGATTGGTCATGGTCTTACTCTTGCCACTTCCTGAGGTCTGAACTTGTGTAGTCCAGGACTCCTTGAATTTACTGTTCCAGCTGAAATGCCGGATATTCTGAGGGAATTTTTTCAAGGCCATTACCACACCCC